TTTCCTCTATGAAGATAGTGTACCTGAAAAGTATTTGGTGCTTTTAAGAATAGGTTTGCAGATTCTCCACCACTTCCACCACCTTTTTGTGGTGCCATATTTTGTTTGAAGAATCTAATAATTTTAATAATTTCTCTTGCTTCGTCTGCATTCCTTGCAGACATTCTAAATGAAAAAGAGAATGGTCTCAATGATGGTTTTTGGAAAAGAAGTTCGAGGTTAGGATTTTGAATCTTTCCTGCGGTTCTTGATAAAAGTCCTTTAACACCTGCAGCATTTTCTGCAAATTTAGTTCCAACCAACTTTGCAAGTTGTTCACTACTACCCGCTGCTTGACTAGATAATTCTCCCACAGAACCTGCAAAACCACCACCACCTTCCATGATAGTGCTTAGTGCTACTCCTGAAGCTGCTATTTGAGCAGGATCCATTGTTTCTTCTCCCCAACCAGCAGCATTCTGATCTTTGATACCAGATTGAATAGGAAGAGTTACTGTTCCCTTGCTCCTACCACCTGTAGTTCCAACTGGAACTCTATCTCTACCTCCAAAAGTGAATCCAGTTAATTGTTTTACTGCATATGAGAGTGCAGTAAATTGTATAACATCCTGTTCTGCTGCTATAGTTTCAGGATATTGCATAGTTCCAAAGTTTCTGGTGCCAGCACTTGATGTTGGGGGTGCAGCTTGTGAATCTCCAGATTCTGGTTGTGTAGCATTATTACCTGAACCACCACCAAGCACCTCTTGATTTTTCTTACCAGCATCTGTAAGTCCACCAGCAGCAGCATCTGCTTCATTTTTCTGAACTATATCTCCAGCATCTTTGGTTTGAGTTCTTATTGAACTTCTTAATTGAGATTTTGGATTATTTAAATCTCTTCTCTCTGCAGGAGTTGCGTTAGATGATATCTCGTTGCCTGATATTTTTCCATCTTTATCAACGCTCACCTCTTGAACTTTTACACCATTATTGCCTTTTGCATCAGTTCTATAAGTTTCTCTCTTTATACTACCATCACCAAGAGTAGTAACTTCTGTTTTGTAGTAGTTATCTACATTTTTTTTAGAACCAAAAGCACCAGATTCAGTTGTTGTTACTTTAGATACCTTGCTATTTGCTGACGCCATTACAGACTATCTTTTTACTTATTTAGCACAACTTTCTTATAGTTTAGTGACATAAGGTCATCAAGTTCTTCTTGTTGAACAACATAAACCTGAGTTCCTAGTTCTGCCCAAGTATATTGTCTATAATCTCTGAGATGAAAGTTAATTCCACGAAATCCCCATGGTAATATATCACTTACTGCAACTAATGGGTGTTGATCATATTTTAGTTTAGGTGTTTTGGCATAATACTTGAAGGTGCATATAGTTCCAGCTTCAGGTATCGGTGTCACAGTATCATTCAGTGCATATAGTATCAAATCCATCCTATCTCCAAGATCTTTTTCAGATTTAAACTCTTGAATATTAGGTTCTATGCGGTTCATTTGATACCTAGTTCGTCTTCTGTGATTATTTTAAAATTTATTCTTCTGTCTTCACAAAATTCAACTGCTGCTTTCCACTTTGCTTGATTGACAGCATATGTTTTGCATTCATAAATGTAAGACTTAGTAACCCTTGATTTCTTTTTGGGTGCCATTGTCTGCCTTTTTGGTTTTACTTCTATTACATAAGTTTTAATCTGTCCATTATTTTCCTGCACTTTGATAATAAAATCTGGGAAGTAACGATGAACTCTTCTATCTATGGGTGAGATGTATGGTATGTAAAATTCTTCACTACCCCACTCAAGAATGTTTTCATTTAGATCACAGTAACGGCAAAACTTTCTTTCCCAACTACTACGACATATGATATTATTGGAGTTTCCTTTATATTTTTTAGGAAATGACGGTTTGTATTTACTTTTTACACTTTCTCCCATACATAGTATACAAGGTAAAAACTATTTATAAATGCCTAACAGAAAATCACTCAGTGATATAAGAGCAACAATACTGAAACCTGCGATGACTTCGCAGTTTATGGTGTATGTTGACTTTCCTACTAAAGTTAAATCATATATGACTGAGAGAGAACTTGCAGATCCTCAAGGTGGAGTTCTCAGAGGTGGATTAAACCTTGCATGTTCTGAAGCATCTCTTCCAGGATCTTCGTTAGCAACTTTAGAACTTACTAGTGATCGCACTGGTGTGACTGAGAGGCATGTGCATAGAAGAATGTTTGACGAAAGAATTGATTTAACATTCTATGTTGATGCAGATAATTATCTTCCAATTAGAGCATTTGAATTCTGGAAAGAATATATTACTGGAGGGAATACTTCGACTAAGTTGGATGATGCTACTCATTTTTATAGAATGAATTATCCTGATGATTATATGACCGGAGCAGGAGGAGAACTTAGGGTTGTAAAATTTGAAAGAAATTCTGACGGATCATTTAGAGGAAATAATGGTATTGTAAATGGAAGTCAAAAGGGACTTACATATAATTTTGTAAGGGCATTTCCCATAGCAATTGCATCTATGCCTATTTCTTATGAAGCATCTTCACTTTTAAAATGTACAGTATCAATGACATATATTAGATACACCATATCTGATGGACTAGGAGATTCTGATAGTAATCCCGCACCAGTATCTTCATCTCAAACTCCTGCTTTGAATAAAGAAAAAAATAGTAATGAATATTATAATAACTTTGGGGATAATAGTCAAAATGCAACTAACTTTTCTGATTTTCTTAACGGTTCAAATCTTAGTAGATTCGGAGAATCTATTGCATAACCACAATAAATAATCACACTGAAACACATCTATAGGTCATTATGCCATTACCAAAAATTGTTGCCCCAACTTATGAACTTGAGTTGCCATCGACAGGACAAGATATCAAATACAGACCTTTTCTAGTAAAAGAAGAGAAGGTTCTTGTGATTGCATTAGAAAGTGAAGATACAAAACAGATTACTAATGCGATTAAGGCAGTTATTAAAAACTGTATCATTACTAAAGGAATTAAAGTAGAGACACTTCCTACATTTGATATTGAATATTTGTTCCTTAATATCCGAGGAAAGTCTGTTGGAGAAACTGTTGAAGTAAATATTATTTGTCCTGATGATGAAACTACTCAAGTTCCTGTGACGATTGACCTTGACGAGATTAAAGTTAAGAAGAATGATGATCATACAAATCAAATAAAAATTGATGATCAGATTACAATGGTTATGAAGTATCCTTCATTGGAACAATTTATTAAGAGCAACTTTGATTTTAAAGATCAAAATGCTATGGATCAATCATTTGAATTGATTGCATCTTGTATTGAATCTATCTGTACTGAAGAAGAAGTATGGGCAACTGCAGATTGTACTAAAAAAGAAGTCACAGAATTTCTTGAATCTATGAACTCCTCACAGTTTAAGGGTATTGAATCATTCTTTGAGACAATGCCTAAACTTTCTCATACAATTAAAGTTACTAATCCTCAAACAAAAGTTGAGAGTGAAGTTGTACTTGAGGGGCTTTCAAGTTTTTTCGCATAGCCCTCATACATATGAGTCTAGAGGGTTATTACCGTCTTAATTTTTCGTTAATGCAATACCATAAATACTCATTAACAGAGATTGAAAATATGCTTCCGTGGGAACGGGACATTTACGTAGCATTATTACAACAACATCTTGATGAAGAAAAACTAAAGCATCAACAAGCGAATGGCATCTAGGACTACTACCGATCCAATAGATATACTCTTAGAGATGGGTATAGACCTAGATAATCTCTCTGAGGAAGAGGATTATCTTAGTGCTCTGAAGGAAGCAATTGCAATAATTTTAGTTAGGACAAAAGGTGCTGGTAATAATAAATCAAAAGTTCTTTTAAATGAAGTAGTAAAGGTAAGAAAGTCTAGGAAAGATAAAGATACTAAGTTTAGAGCAAAGAAGGCAAACATATCCGCAAATAATTTCAAGAAAGGGACTGCAAGAGAAACTGCTTCTAAATCTGTAGGTAAAAAAGCATTACCACCTGCTATAAAACCAAAGACTTCAATCATTCCTTATGAAAAATATGATGAGGTTGATGATGAAGAGGAAGGTGGTAAAAAGAGAAAAGCAAAAACTGGAAAAAAATCTGATAAAAAATCTAATTTACTTGAAGGAATTGCAAAGAGTGTTAGTAACATTGCTGATATTCTGAAGAAACAATATGGATTGAAGAAAAAGAAATCATCTAATGATGCAAAAAAAGCAGAGGCAGAGAGAAGAAAACTTAAAGAAAGTGGATTAGAAAAAAGGTTTAAAGGATTATCAAAAGTAGCAGAGAAAGTTATTGCTCCGGTTAAGAGTGTCATTGATAGAATTCTTGACTTCTTTCTTAAGATAATTGTTGGAAGATTTCTTGTTAAATTTATTAGGTGGTTTGGTGATCCTAAAAATAAAAAGAAAGTTGACTCAGTTGTTAGATTTTTAGTAGATCATGGACCCAAACTCTTAGCAGCGTTCCTGCTATTTGGTACAGGAATTGGTAGATTTACGGTTAGATTATCTGCCCTTTTAATAAAAGGTGCTCTTAGATTAGGCGCTGCTTCTGCTAAGTTTGCAATTGGATTTGCAAGAAGACATCCTGCTGCTGCAGCCATAACTGCGCTTGTAGGTGGTGCCGCCCTTGTTGGCGCCATGAACAAGAAAGATGATGCTGGTTCTGGTGGTGGCACTGTTGCTCCTGGTCCTGGAGCAGAAACAGAAACACGTGTTGCTGGTGAAAAATACGATCCAAATAATCCAACTGAGTTGCAACAAAAGGCGCTGGATATGTCAGCGCAGATGGGCAATCCTGCTCCAGCAATGGAGCAAGGTGGTTTCATACCAAACTTCTTTGGTACGGCAAAGGGTGCTGGATCATCTATAAAAGAGAAGGGTCTTGGTAATGCAGCAATGGATTTTGCTGGTGGTGCATTAGGTGGAGTAAAGAACTTCATGGATGAAAAAGGCATCAGTGATGTCTTGATGGCACATCCTCTTGCTAAGTTAGGATTACTTGGATTTGATAAAGGAAAGGAATTGCTTGGTGGACTTACAAACTTCTTGAATGAGAAGGGTATTGGTGATGTCCTAATGCAGCACCCTCTTGCTAAGATGGGTGCTGGGTTCATGAACTTTGGCAAAGATCCTGCAAGAGATATTACTGGAGAAAGTGGTCAGGATGTTAAAGGTGCTGGTGTTGATACTCAATTAATCTCTGCACGACCAGGAGACTTTGTTGTTAATAAAAAGACCGCATCAGCGATGGGTCCTGATTATTTTGATTCTATTAGTGCTAATACTGGAGAAAAAGTATCTGGAGCAGGTCCAGATACTCAAATGATTGCCGTTAGACCAGGTGAAATTGTTGTTAATAGAGAGACTGTTGGTGCTCTTGGAGCAGATCATTTCTTAGATCTTAATAGGATATTTGGTGGTGCAGGTGCCAATAAACCAAAGATGGCAAAGGTTCAAGCTGCCTCTGGTGGTGGGTTTGTTCTTCCTGCATTTAGTGCTGGTGGTTATGTTAGTGGCACAGATACTGGAAAAAGAGGAACACCTGATCCAAAGAAATTGGTAAAGGGACAAGGAGGTAGAGTATTAGGTAGCACTACTCAGAGGGGAGGTGGGAGTGTTAGTGCTCCGATGACAGAGGTTGAAAAAATTAAAGCAGCATCTCAAGCAAGACTGGACAAACTAAGTTATGAAGGTAAGGGGAAAATTTTGTCTGGTAAAGGAAGAGGTGCCAGAAGATCTAAAGGGAAGAGATTTGACGCAGAGGAAAAGGCAAGACGCAAAGAAATTGGAGATAGAGGAGGATTTCTTGGTCAATTAAATCGTTCATTTACTGGAATGCTAGATGTATTGTCAGGTGGTAAGAGTAGATATGCAGAAGCAGATAAAGCATCTAAAGCAAGAGTAAAACAAGCAGGAGCTGCATCAATTGGAAGGTATTACTCATCTTCTGATGGAAAATATTACAAAGATTATAATGCGGCAGTTAAAGCAAGAGAAAAAAGACTTGCCGCATTAAAAACATCTCAAGCAACTACCAAAACAACTGCTAAAACATTAACAAAAAAACAATTATTAGGAAAATCTGGTGTCATGCCAACTACAGATCAACTTAATGCGACGGCAACAAAGAGACATGCCGAGTTAATGAAGTCCACTAATCAAAAGAAGATTGCTGATTATGATGCTAAACATGGTGCTGGAGCATACTCTAAAGAGTTAAAGAAAAAACTGAATAAAACTTATTCGACTGAAAAAGCAAAACAGATGACGACAGGTAAAATAAAACCAACAGGAAAAGTTGTTGGTAGAGAAAACCTGTCACCTCAAGCACAGGCAGCAATAGCACGATTAGAGTCTAAAAAAGGATTGCCACCTGACATGCAGTACACCAGAAATGGTAAGAGGATATCTGCAGACGATTTTAATAGAACCAAAAATATGGTAGGTGCAGCAAAAGAGGGTGGTGCCAAAGGTGTATTGAATCACATGATGTCTGGTGCAAAGAACATGTTTGGTGGAATGTTTGGTGGACTGCAAGGTGCTGCTAATGATCCTAAATCTTTTGTTGAATCGATGGGTGGAACGGTTAAGGATGGAAATAAAGGAATAATGTCACCAGAAATACAGAAAGACTTTGAAAAACTTAATGCAAATAGAGCAAAAGCAGATAAACTAGAAGCAAAAAATAAGATGATGTCATCCCAGGGAGGTCTTCGGAAAAACCTTAAGAAGGATCCTTTGTTTGCAGAGTATGAAAAAATTCAAGATGATGTAAATCATCCTTTACATGATAAAGTAGCTGGTGATCTTTTTGATGATACAGGAACTAAAGATCCTATGAGGTTTGCTGACTTTAAAAAGTTTAAGTCACAACAAGGTCAAGCAAAGTTGTCAGCAAATCAACCATCACCAGCATCACCACCAGCACCACCAGCTGGTGGAGGTAACAACGTGAAAGTTGTCAGAGCACCATCTCCTGGTGGTGGAAATAATCCAAATGATAAACAGACTGGTGGTTCTGATGTAGATGCTACATCACCTGGTAATGGTAACAAGGCAAAATGGAGTATCTTAGGTATTCCTATGCCGTTCTAAGGAGATATAAGATATGGCATTACCCGCATTACTAGGAGCAGGAGCAAGAGCAGTTGGTGGATCTATGGTTAAGGCTGGTGGCAGAGCAGCAGCTGGCAAAGTTTTAGGTCGTGGAAGAAAGAGGCAACCAGGAAGAACTATTCCTGGAAGAGAAGGAGTAGGTGGTGGTAAAGGTGGTGCGATTATAAAACCAAAAACCAAGATGGTTTCTGCAAAAGAAATAAAATCCTTGCAGACTGGTGATGCAGTATCTCCTGGAAAAGATCCTTTAAAATCTATCTATAGCAATGTAATTATAATTGAAAAAATTCTTAAAGGAACTCTCGCTGCAGAAAAAGATCAACAAAAGCAACAGAAAAAGGATGATAAGAAGGGTGATAGAGAAGCACAAGAAAAAAAATTAGAAACAAAAACCCCAAATCCAGAAAAGAAAAAATTGAAGATGCCAAAGGTTCCTGGTATGGGAATTTTTGGATTCATTAAAAATTTTATTGGCAATGTTATCTTAGGATACTTTGCCGTAAGATTGGTAAAGTATCTTCCTCAGATGTTGGGGTTGCTTAAAGGTCTTGGTAAAGTTGTCGAATTTGTAACAGATGTTGGAATTTTCCTAGTTGATGGCGTAGCAACATTTATTAATTTTGCTTATAATGTTTATGATGGCACCCGAAATCTGATGAAGAAGATTGGTGGTGATGC